GCGGAGAGGTGAGCAATTCCACAGCTTCCTCTGTCAGCAGTTCCTGCTTTTCTGCAGGGTTTTGAAGGTTGTGAATCAGTACCGACTGATTGGCAAGCAGTGTGATGAGCCAAACAATCTCATCAAGCGCCATCTCAAAGTTTTCAGACTTCATCAGCTTTTCTCCTAAATTGGATAGCCCGCCGTACCGTTTGGCAATCTCTTTGGTTGCCTTGGTGGTAAGGAGCATTTCATACTCCGTTTCACCTATTTGTATCATAGCGCTTCTATCATTTGCCATTACTCGTCACCTCCACCGGAAACCGTGAAGACAGGCTCATAAACCTGTGTGTACCAGCCCGTAATAACTGATGCCGGAACGCTTGTATCGTCCTCGTTGGCTTCCGATTTCCACGGGTGCTTTCCGTTGCCGTCCAGTTTGTTCCTGCGAAGTACCGTTCCCTCAATGGTCGGAGTGGAGAAGGTAATGCTGTCTCCTTTTGTGGCAAGGTTGGTGGCGGGAATACCGAAGACCACACGATAAAGCCAGAAGTATCTGTATTTCCCGTTTGCCTTCTTTGCCCGAAACCCCACAGCAACAGCACCGCCGCCGTCCTCACTGCCGGACACTACCACATGGTTGTCGTCAATTTTTGCCCCGGTTAAATCCTCGGCGGCACTAATCCCGATATCATCGATGCCGAGGGAGAGTTTGCCGCTTTTAAATTCCTTCACGATTTCTGCTGGCCCATCGTCTGCGTAAAGGGTGGCTTCCGCAAGTTCGACGGAGAGATCTGCTTTCATCGCTTTTGCCAGTTGAATAGGGGTGCCGTAGGTTTCGATACCGCTTGCATCCTCTGTGATTTTTGAGTAATAGAGCTTGTCCAGCCCGATAGTAGCCATAAAGATTTCCTCCTCATTTTGTTAATTGAACTCGCCATCAGGTAAACTTGGGTCCAGCATCATGCTGGTTGCCACGTCGATGGCGTAATGGTGATAACCGGTATCCGCCTCATATCCGACATACCGGCGATCTGTTATGGTGAACTCCGCTCCCAAAAGAAGCGCTGTTATATGTCTTTTTCTCTGGAGATAGTTACCTTTTGAAAAAAGCGAAATCCGCACCTCCGAGATTTCGATTAGGGGAGAATTATCACCAAACAGGGCGAATTCCTCCGTCATCGGGGTCAGCACAAGGTACTCATCTGGTGGGACGCCGGAAAAAACGCCTGTCTCCACGGGAAGAACGGGCGTGAGCAAAGTATTCAGTTTAGACAGTATGCTCATAGGCCATTCACCTCCGATTCAAACTTCGCTTTCATTGCCGACACCGCTGCAGATTTACTTGACGATTTGGCGGGCTTCAAGAAAGGCTTAGGCGCTTGCCCATGCTTGCCGTATTCCAGAATGTTGGCGATCTTAGCATTATTGCCGCCATCGCTCCTTGGTTCCGCGAAACCAACCTTGACGTCCCAGCCCGAGCCGTCCCGCTTCTGTTTGGCGGGAGACAGGCCGAGGGAGCGTTCGAGTTCACCTGTAGAGCGGCTTTCTTCCTTGGTACCTTGCCCGACGATAGAGGAGAGGTTGCTCCTAATCTTTGAAAGAACCACCTCGCCGCCCGCTTCCAGCACCTTGGGAATAATCTCATCGGTTTTTTCAGTAAGGCGGGAGAGCCGCTCCTCTAAGTCAGTCGGGAGTTTTATTTCAACTTTTGCCATTACTTCACACTCCCTTCAACACGCTCGCACAGGCACTCGACGTACATACCGCGTCCCCGCACGTCCTCCACTGAGATAATGCGGTAACGCTCTGTGTCGCAGGCGATGATATGTGTCGTTTCAACTTCAAATCCCGGCACTTTACGGAAACGGAACAGTGCGGTCGCCTCAGAGAATGCCGCCATGTTCGCCCAACGCTCCGAGCCATGTTTATCTTCTTTATAGGCACGGACAGAAGCGAGAACGATGTCGCCTGTGGTAACAAAACCCTCTGCATCCTTGACCGGGGCGGCGGTGATGATGTCAATCAAGGTGTTCATTTTCCCAAAACTCATGCTCACACCCCCCATAATCTGTCGAGCCGTAAAAGAGTGTTGACCGTATTCCATACCTGCTGTCCGGCTTGCACGTTGTCTGCGAAAAAACCGCCTGTACTGCCATCCCTGCTTTCGTAGAAATGGGACGACAGCATTATGACGGCCTGCTCTGTAGTAGGTGGCATCTGATGTTCGGTGTAGTAGTTTTCTGCGAGATGCTGATAACTTTCGGCGTATCTGACGGCGGCGGTGATGTACAGCTGAAGGAGTTCATCGTCCGCAGAATGTTCAAGAATAAGGTTTGCTTTTACTTTTTCAAGCAGTGTCATACCGCCACCGTCCTTTCATTATTCTTCTTCCGGTTCTACGATTACGACAGTGAAGGTTGCTTCGGGATAACCGGAAGCCCACAGGGTGAAGACCTTCGGCGTATTTATGATTTCATCGCATTTTAACCACATGACGATATCTCCGGCTGAACCACCGACAGCGGCGGCTTCCGTAGCGTCAGCGGCTGTAAGTTGAGAGCCGTTGTACTTAACCGCAGTAATGTCTGCAAGCCCTGTGGTAATGAGCATTCCAACCCACTTGTGCGTACCTTGCGCCGGATTAGAACTTGGAAAGGCAATCAACTCAGATATAGGTACAGCTACGGTAATAACACCGTCCTCAATGGTGATTGCCGTGACCTTACCTTGATTGGCGGTCAGATCATCACCGGTTGGGGTAGGTATCTTGGCGACAGAAACATTCCAAGAATCCGGAGTCATAAGCCTTGAATCTTTCAGTTTGAGTAGCAGAGCATTGAAATCGTCCTTGACTCCGGCTACGGTTGTAGCTGTGCTGGTCGCTTGGTTAATAGCAGAAGGAAGCCCCGTTACCGAGGCTCCCTCCTTGATTTCCAGCGTGCCGCCGATGACGGTTTTCTCGCCGCCCTGTTCGGTATAGTTCTTTGTGTTATAGCTCATATTGCACCTCCGTTAAGCTTTCTGCTGGAGAACCTTGATAGCCTCCGGTAGAATCAATTTGCCGTCCACACGTTGGGTGGCAACGAAGCCCACCTGCCCGGTGACAGCGAAGAGTTCATTCAGTCGCTTAAACACACGCCCCTGACGGTCGGCTACCCAGTAATAGCTGAAGTCTCCAAACACAATGGTCTTGGCGGCTGCAGCGATGGTGGGTACATATGCGGAGGTGTAAACAGGACGGTTCAAAATGGTGTCAGGCGTACCTGCTTGCAGGGAGGGCTGCCACAGATACTGGCCCTGCCCATCCTTTAACTTGCGGATGGCCTTTACGGTAGCATCGTTCATAACAAATACAGCCTTGTTACGGTAAGGCGCTTTAAGCGAGTAGAACAAATCAAGAACCTCATCCATTGTGACGGCGGTAGCTCCTGCCGTGGTTACGCCAAGCTGTGCACCGCCAGTCGCAGCAAGGATGCCGGTGGGTTTGCCGGAGCCGTCGCCGGTAAAGAAGGCGTCCTCCTCTTTATTACCGATGCGCCTTGCAAACTCTCTGGAAATGTAAGCTTCGAGATTGAACACGCTGTCGTTTAGGAGTTCCTCGGATACCTTGATGAGCGTGCCCAGCTTGTAAGCGCTGATGGACACCTGGCCGAAAGCATCGTCGCTGTCGGGGATGGTACCTTCTTCGTCGATCCACGATGCGGTGCCCTTGGATGCTACGACAGGAATTTTACGATCACCGGAAGAGGTGGTGATGACGTTTGCCAACCTGCGGAAGACATTCTCCTCGTCGAGGGCTTCCACAAGCGTGCGCTCAAATTCGTCGGGCACGAGGTAGCCGCCTTCGGAGTCGGTGCCGATTTGCAGGGCATTCTTTACACTCATATCAAGACCCTCGTTGCCACGAGTGCGCATGGCATTCCAGAAGGCTTTTCTGTATTCGGCGGACGCACGGCCAGTCTTGTCTTCAGTGGACTTGTTCGGCGCGCCCAAAATAGGAGCAGATGTAGGCTTGCTCATCTCAAGGTCATAGGCCGCCTGGCGCTCCAGACGCTCAATTTCCTTGCCGAGAGCGACCATGTCGGCTTCCATCTTGTCGTACTCTGCGGCAGCTTCAGCGGGAACAAACCCGTCAGCGCCGCGCTTCTGGTCAAGGAACTCCTTTGCGGTGTTCCAGATTTTGTTGCGCTTCTCGCGCAGTTCAAGGATTTTACTCATAGTCATTACCTCCATAAATTTAGTGGATAATCAAATTGAGCCGCTTTTGAAGCGACTCAGCGAGTACGCCTTGCGGCTCAGGTTCTCGTTGCGGTTGTTCTTTGGTCTTTACCTTATCAAGCAAGGAATTGGTGACTGCCCTGCGACTGAACGCATAAGTCGGAGTGGCTTGATGTCTTTTGCTGTCTTCCAGCACACCGTCGGCAAAACCCAATTCAATCGCCTTGTTTGCGTTCATCCATGTTTCTGCGTCCATCCAGTGGGAGATTTTTGCTCTCGACTGATTGGTCTTGACTTGGTAGGCGTTGATGATGGATTCCTTGACCTCGTCCAGCATGGAGATGGCTTTTTGCATTTCGTCCGTGTCACCGATGGCGATGGTCAGTGGATTGTGCACCATCATCAGGGCGGTGGGAGCCATGAGGACTTTCGTGCCAGCCATAGCGATGACACTTGCCGCAGAAGCGGCGATGCCGTCAATCTTGACCGTGACGTTGTGCGGATAATCCATCAACATGGCGTAGATTTGACTTGCAGCGATGCAGTCTCCGCCGGGCGAATTTAGCCAGATGGTGATGTCACCCTTGTCTGAGAAGAGTTCCGATTTGAACATTGCCGGAGTGATTTCATCACCCCACCAAGTCTCATCCGAGATCTCTCCATCAAAGTAAAGGACGCGCTCGCCACTTTCGTCAGCATCACGCGCCCAGTTCCAAAACTTCTTGTTTTTTGCCATTAGCTTGTATCCTCCGTTTCATTTGGTTTGTATGCTGCTCCAACATCGGCCAGCTTGACCATGTTGCCGTTGACGAAGTGCAGATCGCCGCCTTGCTCGGCAGTCAGCAGATTCATATCCTCCAAGCCACGTACATCGTTGACCGACATAAATCCGTTTTGAATGCCTGTTGAATAGCCTTGCATACGGCTTTGGTAGTCGCCGCGAAGTAGTCCGTCGAGATTAAACTTGATAAAGATCGTCGCTTTTTCCGATGGCAGAAGGAGAGCCAGCTGCAAAGACTGCTCCCACCTGATAACCCACGGGTCGAGGGTATATTTGACGAACTCTAAAGACTGCTGTTCGATGTTTGAAAAGCTGCTCTTTTCAAGGTCGCCGACCATATGAGGAGGCACTCTGAAAATACGGGCAATTTCATTTATCTGAAACTTGCGTGTTTCGAGGAATTGAGCCTGTTCGGGCGGTATGGACATCTGGTGAAATTTAAGACCTTCCTCCAAAACCGCTACTTTGTGGGCATTTACACCTCCGAATTGCGACTGCCAGCTTTCTCTGAGCCTGTCGGCCTGTTCCGGCTTGATGACACCGGGGTGTTCCAGTACACCGCCAGGATTCGCACCGTTGGCGAAAAAAGCAGCGCCGTAGTCCTCCGTTGCAAGGGCAAGCCCCACGGCGTTCTTTGCCATCGCAATCGGCGAGTAACCTATAAGGCCGTCAAAGCCCAAGCCGGGGATATGCAGGATATTCTCGCGACGTAACTTGACCTGACCCTTGTCACTTTGGTAGGTGTAGACCAGTTCGCCGCTTTCGTTTCTATCCACAGCCATTCGGTCGGGCAGGAGTGGATAGAGTGCAATGGGAAACCCCCTGCCGTCTCTGATAATCTGTGCGTAGGCGTTGCCCCAAAGTAAAAGATGACTCATCAGTGTTTCTCTGAACACAAATGAAGTCATCTCACGGTTAGGCTCATCATGTAGCAGCCGGTAGAGGGGATGCGACGGTTTTGTGGAT